AGCAGAAAAATTAAATGAATCACGTAGAAATGAATTGTTGATTCAAATGTTAGAATCAATTGAACCTAGAGAAGCAGAAGTACTACTTGGTATCTTCCAAAAAGATTTAGGTGTTAAAGGCTTGGATTATAAATTTGTAAAAGAGGCATTTCCCGACATGTTACCATGACAAAAAAAGAAAACATAATTGTTATAGCTGGTGAGTATGATCCTTTAACTTATGTTGATTTTGCATTACTTAAAGCCTGTAAGGCCAAAGGTGATTGGTTAATTGTTGGTGTACATTCAGATTCATATATGGAATTATGTCGAGGTGGTGCAAAAAACACATATGACCAAAGAAGGGAAGTAATTGAAAGCTTTCCATTTGTGGATGAAGTTTTTAGATTCAATGATTTTGATGGAACTTCATGCAATCTATTAAAACTTGTTAAATTGTGTTATCCAATATCAAATATAATTTTTGTTTCAGAAAGAAACATGCAAGATATGCCAGAAGCACGTATTCGTGGCGTTATATTTACGACCTATGAGATTATCAAATAAGGAGATTAGTTAAAGTGTCTAAAGTTTTTGGAAAATTTCGTAATTATGATTACGAAGAAGGTGCGGACTTCCAACCTAGAAAAAAGAAGAAGTATGATCAAAAATCCTCACGGAAGAAATCTAATTACGAAGATTATGATTTCAGAGGATATGAAGATTATCAGAAACCTGCCAGAAAAAAAGATAGACACTTCAATTAATCTTGTGTTGTTATTTTACAACACACCTATTGCCATGCAGTGAATAGTCGAGTATAATAAACATATTCGATTAGGAGATATATTATGTTGATTTATGTGCGTACACCAAAGTCCAAGAAAAAACTCGGACCAAAATCCGTTCGGGAACAGTATGAACAATGGTTGAAATCACATGAATCCACAAAAACTATCAAAAAAACAACTTCTACATTTTTATATAAGTTGACTACACCTGCTGGACGTGAAACTGTACGTTATCCGTCACTAGATACAGGCCTTGGTACTGCTACAAAAGCAGAACCAAAGATTTATACAGGTACAAAAGTGATGGGAATTGCAACAATGCACAAATCAAACGCTGTTCCTGTGTTTAACAGCGAAGAAGCTGTAGAAATTTCAAGAATGAGGCGCTAAAATGAGTAAGAAAATGAGTTTTGTTATAAAACTACAACGTCCTGTGTGTCGTACACCGATTAAGCCGGTTCAAGCTCACAAAAATGTCGTAAAATATAGTCGTAAAGATGAGAAAAAGACAATTTTGTCGCAAATTGCTGTTGTAGGAGACTAAAATGTCGCAAATTACTGAGCTAAAACAAGAACCGCAAGCACCGATTGAGTGGAAAGAGTTGGATGAAGTCACCCGTAAATGGGCCGTCATGTCCCAATGGGAAGATGACCAAGATTGGTACAAAAGAATGAAAGAATACTATGAATAAAGTATATAACGTTGAGGATTTATTCCAAGATATTCCTGGAGATCCCGGTAACGTCATGCTCACCTTTCCTCCAGAATTAATTGAAGAAACCGGATGGAAAGCCGGTGACAATTTAAATATTGAACTTATAGAAGGTCGGATTCATATTGAAAAAGTAGATGTTGTACCGGAACAACAAACCACTTGATTGTTAACAGTATGTGTGATATAATACAGTTATTACACAGGAGTTGTTATGGAATTAATTGAATCTAAATCATTGCTGGCAAAATTGATGGCTACTGAAAACCTTACAGTAGAACAACGACCAGTACAAACCGCATCATTTAACGTAGAAACACGGGTATTGACTTTACCTGTGCTTGATAAGAAAATCTCCTCTTGTCTGTATGACTTATTTACAGGACACGAAGTTGGCCATGCACTTTATACACCCATGGACGGAATGATTAAAGCTAGAGCCTTGAAAATTTCTAGAGATGTAGCCAATGTAGTCGAAGATTCCCGCATTGAACGTAAAATCAAAAACAAATATCCAGGTCTTAAAAACTCCTTTGTCAAAGCTTATGGTGAATTAATGGAAAGAGATTTCTTTGGTATCAAAGGTAATGATATCAATGAAATGAACTTCCTCGACCGTATTAATTTGCACTGCAAAGGTGGTGCAGCTTTGCGTATCAAGTTTACAGACTTTGAACGTGAGTTGCTGGATGAAGTTGAAACCACTGAAACCTATGATGATGTGATTGATGTATCGAAGAAAATTTTCGAATACATGAAACAACAATTCGAAGAACAACAAAAAGAACGTGAAAAGAACAAGGCCGAAGAATCTGCTTCTGATGAAGATGATTTCGGAGAAGATGATTTCGAAACCACTGATATGTTTGGTGATGGTTTTGGTGAAGATGACGGAGATAGTGATTCTACTAAAGAAGAAACCGAGGAGTTCGAAGATAGTATTTCAGGAGTTGAAGGTGATGAACCTGCTTCCAACCGTGGTTCTGGATCACAATATCTTGATAAACTTAAAGAAGAACTGGAAGATTACATCCGTTCTTACACTGATGAAGCATACAAAGAAAATGAAAAGTTGTTATTTGATGGCAATCCAACATCGTATGCTTATGTAAATATTCCTCACATTGATCCTAAACAAGTATTTGACCATAAATCTTTGTGGAAGTTTTACAAAGCAGATGAAGATGGTTACAATAAGATTAATCTTGAAGAATACATGAAGTTTCGTAAAGAGAGTAATAAGGTAGTTTCCTATCTTGTTAAAGAATTCGAACTGCGTAAAAACGCCGACCAAATGAAAAGAGCCACTACTGCAAAGACTGGTGAAATCAATATGGCCAAGGTGTTCTCTTATAATTTCAATGAAGATATCTTTAAGAAGATAACTGTTGTTCCTGGTGGTAAATCACATGGATTGGTTATGTTCCTTGATTGGTCTGGTTCTATGGTTGACCATATGAGTAACACTATGAAACAAGTTTTCAATTTGGCTTTGTTTTGTAAAAAAGTCAATATTCCTTTTGAAGTATATTCTTTCTTGGAAGATACTGTACCTGAAAAGATGATTAATATCAAGAGAAAAACTGGTGACTTGCATTTGCATAAGTATGGATTGGCTAACATTCTTTCAAGTAGAATGAGTAATTCTGAATTTACATATGCAGCTTCTGCTCTGGCATACATCTCAGGTTTTGGTAAAAGTCATTGTGGTCGAACACCATTTTGGTTCTCTATGTCTGGTACTCCTTTGAACGAAGCAATCATTCATTCAATGTCAATTGTTCCTGAATTCCAGAAAGCCAACAAGTTACAAATTGTAAACACAATCTTTTTGACTGATGGTGAGGGTAGTAATCTCCGTGAGTATTATGATTCTTCATTATATCCAATATATGTAAGAGGTCAAAAAATGGTGATTCGTGATCCAATCACAAGATTTGAAGAAGTGGTTGATGCTGATATGAGGAATCAAACTGATGCTTTGGTTAGGCTTCTGAAAGCCAGAACCAAATCTAATGTTATTGGTTTCTATGTCTGTCATGGCCGTGACTTCAATCGTAAAGTGTATGAATGGTTTCCTAAACAATCGAACCAAGAAGTATTGAAGGCAAATTTCCGTAAAGATAAGTTTACAGTCTTGGAAACAACAGGATATGATGAGTATTATATTCTCCGTTCAGCTGGCCTAGATACTGATGAAGAAACATCTTTTGAAGTGAAAGATAATGCTACTAATCGTGGTATTGCCTCAGCATTCTCTAAATATAATGGTAACCGGATGGGTAGCCGTGTTATATTGAACAGATTTATTAAACTAATTGCTTAAGGAGATAAATATGGGTAGTGATATATATTCAGAATATTATGGATCCGGTAGAAAGGCCACTGTCACCCGATTAAGACGGGGTGGTGATCCTTTTTTTGATGCTTGGGAAGTTACTATGTATGTTGAAAACAGGGTTATTCAACGAAGCTCTGTACGTTCAGAAAATGAAGCTGAGGGTTTGGCTGAATCTTTCGTACAGGGTGGTGATGGTAATCAGATTTTGTTGAATGAGGTTATTAATGGATAAAAAGACCAAAGAGATTTTCTGTATCACACAGGAAGAATGTGCTGAAGTAACACAGGCAATCTCAAAGATTTTCCGTTTCGGATTCGACTCAAGGCATCCAGAAACTTTCAAGAGTAACATGGAAAACTTAGAAGAAGAAATTGGTGACCTTTTGGCTATGATTGATATTATGGTAGAGAAATGTATAATTTCTGACAGTAACATTAATGCAGCCAGACAGGCCAAAAAAGAGAAACTGAAAATCTGGTCTAATATTTACAAAGAGGTATAAGATGGAATACGATTATAAAGCATTTGAATCTAATCTAATCAAACTATTGGAAAATAGGACTCAGGTTCTAGAACCAGAAATTGGTGATAACATTTCTCCTATCAAATCCATTAAAATGGCCTTTGACGGTTATGGTGACTTAGAGACCGAAGTTGATGGTGAATATGTATATACAGAACATGGTAATGAGAACATGGAGTCTTATGTCGTTTATATACATAAAGATTCGGCAAAAAGAGATTTTGAATTTCCAGAACATGAAACTTTTCAATTCACCTTTGGTGGTATGATACAACATAGGCCAGCAGAAGAAGTTTGTTTATTTGCGTGGCATGAATTCATTGATAACGGTGATACTACTGGTTGGACATGGCACATCATTCCATTGGAAGATAGGTTATCAGACGATAGTACTATGACCGCCGAACAAGTGGTAGAGATTTTAGAGATTCTAGTTAATAGAAATTTCCCAGAATGATAACGTTCTCATCAGGGATCACAATAGGTCCAAATTTATTAATTAACTTACCACGTCCAGAGTTTCAAGTAACCGGCGGTACCGTAACTACGAATGCGAATGGTTTATATACAATACACACCTTTACAGCAAATGACACATTAACTCTTTACAGTACGCAAAATAAAACGTTTGATGTTCTTTTAGTTGGTGCTGGCGGCGGTTCTGTTCCGGGTAGCGCAACCGGCGGTGGTGGTGCCGGTGGTGTTGCATACATACCTGGTATATCAATTTACGCTGGAGATTATGCAGTCACATATAATGTTTCAGTAGGTCAAGGCGTTGCTGAAGTCACCTATTACACCGAACGTGGTGGCCAAGGACAAAATAGTTCATTCTTAACATATGTTGCACGTGGCGGCGGCGGCGGTGGACAAGACAGCGGCGATGGCGAGCAAGGTGGCTCAGGTGGCGGTGGAGGAGGTGGAAGCGGCCAGGGTGGTAGTGGATTACAACCAGGCAGTGCTACTGGTGGTTTCGGTGCAAACGGTTTAAATGGAGGCAACGGTTTGTCAGGCGCAAGAGGTGGTGGTGCCGGTGCAGATGGATGGAACGGCCGTGCATTTGATATATCAGGCACATCGACATATTATGGTGGCGGCGGAGGCCGAGGCAGAACAAACAGTCAAGGTGGCGGTGAAACTACACAATCCCTTGGCGGCGGTGGATGGGGCGGCGGCAGTAGTAATCCAGCAGGTTTAAATGCGACTGCCGGTGCACCAAATACTGGTGGTGGTGCCGGTGGTTGGGGTACAGCTTCCGGAACACCGCTTGCTGGTGGTTCAGGTATCATCATCATACGATATCTAACTTAACATAAAGATAAAAAAATGGGAACAATAACATTTGGACCAGGAATAACAATAGGCCCAAGTATATCTGCTGGTATAGTTGGAGCACATGATGCAGTACTTACTGGTGGTACTGTTACAACTGTCGGTGATTATAAAATACACACATTTTTAACTAGTAGTTCGTTTTCTTTAACCGGATCTTCACTTGGTCCTAATGGATTAAATGTTGAGATATTAACAACTGGCGGTGGTGGTGCCGGATCAGGTAATGGTGGAACTCCTGGAACTAACAAAGGTGGTGGCGGCGGTGGCGGCGTTCAATATGTTTCATCACAAGCATTGGCTGCAGGTGTAACATATACTGTTACTGTTGGTGCCGGTGCAACATCTAGCGCCCCCTCTGCACCACGTAAGGGTAATAATGGTAATAGTTCATCAGTAATTGGTGGTGCAGTATCAATTACAGCTGGAGGTGGCTCTGGTGGTTCATATAACATCACTGCAGGAAGTAGTACTAGCGGAACACCTCAATCATACGCAGGTGGTCAAAACAGTCCGTCAACCGGTGCCGGCGGCGGTGGTGCTGGTGGTTATTCTACTGGTGTCAATGGTGCTGATGGATATTCTTCTAACATTTCAGGCACAACAAAATATTATGGTCCAGGTGGTGGAGGGTTTACCTCTGCATTACAAGGTGTTGGTGGCGCAGGCCAAGCAGCCCTTGGTGGAGGTACTAGTGCAACAGCATATCTAGGAACAGCAGGTACTGCTGGTTCAGTAAATACTGGCGGCGGTTCTGGTGTTTCTACCAACACAACCACTTATGCTGGTGGTTCAGGTATTACTATCGTCAAATATCGGTTTCAATAACCCTCTATTTCTTCCAGCGCTTCCAGACTATTTCATTTAAGGAACCAAAATGCGTAAACTATTTCTTCTATCAGCACTCCTGATAGGCAACACAACATATTCGCAAGAGGCTTTTAATCTTACGAAACAAGTAAAATGTGGTAATGCCGAGTTTGTGATGAACCACTTTGCAGAGAAATTCGGAGAACTGCCTATATGGGCCGGCAAAACCAACTTTGGTACACACATGACACTGATGTACAACAAAGAGAAACGAACATGGACCATAGTGGAATATGAAGCTAAAATCGCCTGCGTAATAGGTTCTGGCGACAACAGTAGTAGTCCTGATTTAGGAATACCGACAAGTTTCTAAAAAATGCGTAAGTTAATTTCGTTATTGTTGTACACCGTCAAGAGACTGGTACAAATAGCAATCATTTGCTTATTTCTCTTGGTCGGTTCCATGGTCTGTGTTATAATGGTCGGCATAGGCTATGGTGCCATCAAAGAAACAATCAAACTTTATAATGGAGAGAAACCTCAATGAGTGAAGAATCACAATACAAATACGAAGGCCAAAAGGTTCCGTTTTCGCTTGATGGATCATTCTCAATAACCGACTGGCCGAAAGCAGTGGGACATTGGGTAATATGTCCAGGAGCTTTAAAAACAACATTTGCTATGTACAAGAAACCCCTAAGAATACAGATATGGTTTACAGAGAAACTGTTAGGCTGGAAGTGGGAAGATGCAAAATGAAGTATTACTCAATATCATTTCCAGGTGAGTGTGGGCAAGATGTAGTAGAGACTTGGTCAGAGAAACAGATTCTATCTAGTGGTTGGTATAAAAACTGGATATTGATGATGGTGCAAGGAGACAAAGCACACCTGATTCATGACCAGTCTGCAATTGATGATTGGTGTGTAGTCCATTGGGCCATTGAGGTTGAGAAACCTGGTTGGACTTCTGGTTGGACTTGAGCCGTGACACACAATCACAATCTACTTTGTCAGACCAGATCGTTGTATAATGAGCCTTATCATACGGTGAGACCAACCTTGGTGTACAGGATGGAACAATGGGATGGCATGGTTGCATGGTCTGAAAGAGAATTTGGTCCTGCCAGCGTCAGAGTTCCTGGTATAATTGGACAAACTGTGAAAATTCTACAACCAGGAGCTAGATACTATGTGGACCCCACATCGTTTTGGTTTAGAAATACCAAGGACCGTGACAGTTTTATAAACCATTGGACACAGGAGTTGAACAATGAATGAACGAATTAAAGAACTTTACCAGCAGGCTTACGATTCAGTACATGAATTTCAAGCAGGCATGCTAGTATTAGATCCTGTAGAAGAAAAGTTTGCTGAGTTGATTATACAAGATTGTTATCAAAAATTAGTTGACATGGATCAACAGGTCAAAGCATCTCATAATTACTACAAGCATGCTGCTATTCAAATTAGATTACATTTCGGTATTGAACCATGAATATATCTATTGCTAGTGCATCCGTAATGCCTGTACTCAATAC